AACGATAAAGCAATATTTGGAAATAGCGGAGATTTAGAAATTTATCATGATGGCGGTGGGTCTATCATAAAAGATGTTGGTGCTGGAGATTTTAGAATAGGTGGAGATGGTGCTTTAATAATAATGAACGCAGCTTTAAATGAAACTAAAGCTACATTTAACTCAAACGGAAGCGTAGAGCATTATTACGATGGTGTAAAAACTTTTTCAACGGACGGAAATGGAATATTTGTTTATGGGCCTGAAGGAGGTACTGCAAATGTATATATCTATGCAGATGAAGGAGATGAAAATGCAGATAAATTCCAATTAACAGCGTATGATGGTGGACCTTTCATCATCGGAAATCGTGCTAGTGGTGGTGTTGAAACTAATATTGAATGTAATAGTAATGGTAATGTAGAACTCTTTTACGACAACAGCAAAAAGCTTGAGACTACAAGTGATGGAATTAAAATAACTGGTGATGGAGGTAATTCCAACATTACTACTGCCTCTGGTGATCTACAACTTGTAAATACTGATGATGATATAAATTTATATTCTGCTGATGATATTGGTTTATTTGTTCAAACTAATGAAGCTGCTATTAAATGTATTGGTAACGGAGCAGTAGAATTATATTACGACAACGAAAAGAAATTAAATACAACGGCTGGAGGTGTGCTAGTTACTGGTGATTTTGCTACAACTGGATCTGG